CATTTTTCTGATTGTTTGATGATATGTCGATGTTCCAAACATTATATGTTACCTTCAGAAAATGGATCTCTATCAGTGAAATCAAATATTGAATCACTTTCAGTTTGAATACCTAAATTATTCGCCAATGGATCTGTTAGAATTACCAGATCATCTGGCACTGCTGTCATAGACCAGGATGCAGAACTTGTTGCACCCACAACATCATATACTGTAGTAATAGTACCAACAATATTTCCAACTCTCAAAGTTTTTGTAGTAGAATTCCAAGAAACACATCTCATCGAAGTTTCTGTACCATTACTGCAGGTTTCTCCTACCGAATAATTTCCTGTTCCTGAAGTAAATACCAAGTCCATCGAGTATCCATAATCCACTTCAATATCATCGATTGCTGAAATACCAGTATCGATATCCTCATGACTGTACTCAAATGTTTCACAAGTGAGAGTAAATATTGGAAGATTCCCCATCTGATAAAATACCTTTTCGTGTTCAACAAATCTAACTTCAAATAATTTATCATTTAATGGAAAATATATTAAATCTCCTTCATATGGTCTATCAAGTCTTCCTACTATTTCTTCATCTTTCCACCGTCTTTGAGCAACATCTAAAATTACTTGATCTCGTATTTCAAGCCCAAATTGTCCTACCATATCACCTTCACCACTAAATCCATCAGTTGAATCTATATACATTTCTATTATATGTGCTCCTGTAAATTTAGAAGCGACGTCTTCACTATACAAATTATCTACTGCGACTGATGTTCTAGGCAGATAACTTATATCTATTCCATGTATTTTAATCGATTCTTCTACCAAATCGTTCATTAAATTTTGTTCTGGTTGAAAATCGACGTTTTGAAAATATGTAGATACTGGCATTTATTATCCTACTGCAAAGTCAACGGGGAACTGGTATTTTCCTTCTAAATCTTGTAACAATATTTCTATATTTGATTTAGCTTCATCTAAAATTCTTCCACCATCTAAAGTGGTTCCTCCAGGCAATTGTGTACCTTGATACTTAATTAAATTGTTTCCCCATTGTTTTCTAAACAATTCTGTAGTATATTGTTTTAACCACATATCATTAAAAATATCTGTATATGTAGTTGGATCAACGATTTGTACACATTCCGCAACTAGGTAGTCTCCTACATTAAATTCCTTAGACCAATCAACGTCAACATATAATCTATTTTGATGCCTTGAAAATCTCATTCCTGGTTTCCCACTAAATACTTCTTGAAGTACTCCCAAATGTTGTTGTACTTGATAATATGATACAATTGAAGTTTTAGTCAAATCATAAATATCATTTAAATATAATTGATATCTAACATCAAACATGTTCTTTGTTGATCCACTATCCAAAGGAAAAACGGCTATAACACCAATAGTTGCCTCTGTTAATGTAACGTATTCGTTATCAATATCATCTTGTGCTATTTCGTGTTTTAAATATGTTTTAATTGTGGCATCTCCATGAAATTCTTGATACATTTGAAGACCTTCTTCCAATCTATCTTCAAGTTGATCGTTTTCAACATTGATCTGAATAACAGGTTTCCCCAATGCCCTTAAACAATACTCTTTTAATTCTATTCTTGACGCTGGTTGTGTAGCTGACATAATGTTCCTATAACGGCGTTAATATATGTTATATTAACTATTTAGTAAGGTGAGTTTATGGAAATTTTGATTACTGGTCACAATGGGTTCATTGGATCTAACCTCTACAATTATCTTAATTCATACCATAATATTTATGGAATTGATTACCCAAATGATCTATTAACTGCTCCTTTACCCAAAGTTGATTGTGTAATACATTTAGCCGGTTCAACAGGTGTCAGAGAAAGTCATAAAAATCCTAAAAAATATTTAGATAATAATATAAAAACAACTAAAAGAATATTTGATCACTATAAAGATACAAAAATATTATTTGCTTCTACTTCTTCTGTACAAGATCTTAAAAGTCCATATGCATGTTCCAAATATGCATGTGAACTTATGGCGCCGGAAAATGTTGTTATTATGAGGTTTTTTACTGTTTGGGGAGATTATAAGTATAGAAAAGATATGTTATATGGATTAGCCATAGAAGGCAAATTAGACTATATTACTGAACATAAAAGAGATTTTACTCATGTATATGAAGTTTGTAGAGCTATTAAAATATTGATAGATAAGGGAGTTAGTGGAGAAATTTATGAAATTGGTCACGGAAAACCAATATCCCCCCTTGACTTTTTGAAAAAGATAGGGTATAATAAGGTGTTACCGTTTAGGAAAGTTGAAGGTGAATCTAATATAACTTGCGCAGACCCAACTAAAATAGAAGAATTGGGATGGTAAAAGAATATTTTAAAAATGATTGGAAGCCTGATTGGGGTAAATATTCTTATAGTGGGTGGGAACTTCTAAACAAAATATCAAATAATGAAACCATACTTGATATAGGTTGTGGTTATAATTTCTTTAAAGAACATTATGGTGATAAATTATATGGTATTGATCCTGCCAATGACAATGCAGATGAAGTAATATCTCTTGAAAATTTTGATGCTGATGACAAACAATGGGATGTGGTTTTGTGTCTTGGTAGTTTAAATTTTGGTTCTGCAAAGGAAGTTGAACCACAAGTACAAAAGGCGGTAAAATTAACCAAATCTGGTGGAAGATTATATTGGAGACAAAATCCAGGACTAAATGATCATCGTTGGAAAAATCAAGAAAATATTACATTTTTTCCTTGGACAATCGATTTGAACTATAACTGGGCAAAAAAATATGGATGCTCAGTTATAGAGTGTAAATGGGACAATACAAGAATTTATTCAGAATGGATTAAGGAGAATGAATATGTTTAACTACTGCTTTATAACCTAATCCTTCATTAACAAATCTTACTGCATTTTTTAATGTTGATACATTTACCGCTTCATATATTCTTTTTATAATAAACTCAGCATCTTGGCCAATAAATACTTCATAATTTCCTAATTTTTTTAATCTTTCTTTTTGAAATTCCTCATCGAACCACGTTTTTGTTGCAATTGTTACCATATCATTATAATATACACTATCTTTAGTCACAAAAAAACTTTTTTGAATACCATCACGCCACAATCTCAATAAAACATACGCATCATACACCTCTCCTTTGGGTTTAAATCCATGAGTTTGTTCAAATATATTATCGAAGCATAATCCTTTAAGTTCAGAATTTGGATCATCTACCCATTGACCTGTTTTATAATTCATTTGACAATGATGAAACCATATTTCAAGTTCATTGTTGGTTAATGCTTTTTTATATTTTGCATTACCAGTATAATTCTGAAAGGTGTCTCTACTTACATTCAATTCTCCATTTACAAATGCTATAATCCGCGCTCCTCCACTTTTCATACCTTTAACAATAATTACTTTTTCTTTAAAACATTTCATAAATTTATCCATATCATTAGTTTCTGGACATACCATTAGTCCTGCCGCAAAATGATCTGGTTCTGATCCACCTCCAGGATGAAGTGCGAATTTTTGTTTATCGGTTTTTGGATTATAATCTAGCCTTTTGGGAATCAGCATATTGCCAGGATGAATTAATATTGGTTTATATTTTCTAAAATCATAATTTCCAACATCTTCTAATAATGTTGCCATAGCATTTCCACCATGACTAGTCATCATATAATTACCGTATTTCAATTTACTTTCAAATTTTCTTAGAGCATTTTTTCCTCTATTTCCTGGGATATATTTAAAATCTATTTGTTCAATATTACCTGATAAATTATTATTCATATGTTTACCCCAAAGCCATGCCCATCTCGCGGTTCCTCCTGGCTTTGGTGAATTGGGAATAACTGCATATACTGTATCAGCCCTTACCTGGCTGACCATAACCATTACACCAAAAACAAACAACACACACAATGCTAATTGAATAAATTTAAACATAATCTACCTTCACTTTCCTACTATAAATGACCATCAATATTGATAACATTATTATTATAATAACAAATGGTCTTGTAATTATTTCTTGAAAACTATACAGATCTATCAATTGATATGAAAGTTGTTCTAATCTTTCACTCAAAACAAACCCCAATAATATCGCAGGTCTACTAATTTTAAAATGCTTCAGAATAAACCCACAAAATGAAAACACAATAAAAAATATTGAATCCTCTAAAATAAATTCATAAAAATTTGAACTTATTATTGCCCACCATGTAACAAGTGTAACAAATGCTATGAAAAAATATTTATTGATACGGAATATTTTAGATATCGGCCCAGCTAATAATAATCCAAAAATTGTAACTGAAATGGTGCCGACTAGATAACCAATTATTATAGAATTTATAAAATTTTTGTCCTCTAATATATATATTTCCCCCATAGGAAATCCAATATATTCCCATAATCCCATCGCGATAATTGCCCACGTTGCACCAGGAATACCTATGAGTATAGTAGGTATTAAAGATCCCGCCTTACTAGCATTATTAACTCCTTCTGGTGCAACTATTCCTTCTGGCGCCCCCTTACCAAACGGAGTTGTAAATACCCTTTTCATTTTTGTTGCTATACTATAACAAATCCATTCTGAACTACCACCACCATATCCAGGCAATAAACCATAGAAAAAACCAACAAATCCACCAACAAACCCATGTTTCCATAAACGTATTGCATCAACTATACCTTTTTTTATTTGTTTAAAATCATTATATTCTTTAACAGATTTTATATCAAATTTCCATAATGTATATAATTCTGGAATACAAAATAATCCTGATGCCAATACTGCAATACCTATACCATCATAAAGATAATATTCTATTCCAAATGTGAATCTCGAATTTCCTGTAACATCAGACCCAATTGATCCTAAACCAACACCTATAATTACTGCTAAAATGCCTTTTAGTGGTTTATTACTTGATAATAAACTTACGCTCAAAAAACTAAACAATATAATAACCCACATCTCAGGAACTTTAATATATTGTAAAATGTGTTCATATAATGGAAGAACAATAAGAAATGGAACAAACCAAATAAGGCCTTGTATGCCACTAGTGGTTAATGCTAAACTAATTGCGTAAGAGCTTTGTCCTGCTTTAGTGAGAGGAAATCCTTCAACCATTGTTGCCGCAGAAGAATTAGATCCAGGAATTCCAATATAAACTCCTGAAAAACTATCTCCTATTGTACACGCAACAACCGCTGCCATAGAAAAGGCAACAAATTCATATGGTATATGTGAAAAATGATTTACAACACTAAACAACATTATTAGCGCTTTGGTGGGACCTGAAACGGGAATTATACCTATAAATAATCCATAAAGTGAACCTAATATAGTCCACATCAACAATTCAAACATAATTTTTTATACGGGAAATACCTCTTTAGCTTCTCGATTGAATATAGTTTGACAATTATCGCATAGTTGTTTTGAAAAATCTTTTTCAACAGGGGACTCTTTAAGAAAGCCAAGGCTATGGGTTCCAGTACCACTTACAATATATTCTGGGGGAAGTACTGTTCTAGACCATCCAATATCGTCAGGTAATATATCAAAAGGTTGATCTTTTACTTCTTCCCATCTTTTATCACTCCAGAAAAAAATGTTTTTAAAGCCGTTTCCAGTTTCCGTAAGTTCTTGATCCATCACTAAATCGCCATTAGACATTTCCCAATTCATGTTATTGTGAGATGGCATTCGATTTTCCTGACGCGACGCGTCTGGATGAGACTCATCCCGACCGTGACCTTCGAGATTACAAGCTTGCCAAAAGTTTTCATCAGAACTAGCGGCGATGTCATCATTAAACATTAATTTAGCCTTAGCTAAAGTTTCAAATGAAGAATAAGGAAGCTTTGAAAAAGATTTTTGCAAAAGCACGGTATGTTTTACAGCCATTTTAAATTCCTTTATGATTATATGGTTACATCTATATTTATATAAAATTTAAATTTCTATTCGATTCCATCCGTTTCCTACTACAGGAACTGGAATTGATTGAACATCTGCCCATCGTTTATCAGTCCATGTTCTAGTAATTTTAAAACCAGTTTTATCGATTGTTAATTCTTGTATATGTTTTTCATACATGCGTGGAAAAGAACTCCAAGAATCATCTATCTCATCGCCCTCTTCTGCTATCGTCCTAATTTCTTTTTCTCCGCCACCTTCTGTTACTTTCTTATATTTCGTATTAATTCCTAAAGACGTAGCTTGATCAATCTCTGCATTGTATGTATTAACTATATGAGGGTTTGCCTCCTTAAATGCCGCCTTTGCTTCCATGACAGTTGAGTAAGTAGTTCCTGCATCATTTGTAAATGTAACTGTAGTTGTCACTGACATTTTTATCCTGTTATATTAAAAATTTTCGAAATTGTAAATCTGTTAAACAATTACATACGTTTTTATCACAAATAATTCCTTTAACTGGTGTGTTAACTTTTCTCTTTTTAATATTACCTATACTACTTTCATTTTTAGTACAAGCAGATTTATATACTTCACCATAACTATCTATGATAGTTCCATCTATACCGGCATTACATAACCATCCAAAAAAATTATCTTTTCCGGTTAATTTAGCTTCTGCTCGGATATATTCTTTTTCTATTCCATTTTTTTTCCAATAAAGAGGTCCTGCTACTATATTATTATCCAAATTCCAATCTTTATTATCAGGAAAATGTTTGTCCCAATTTAATAAAAAATCTTTTTGTTCATGCGTATAAACACCCTCATAGTCGTCATTTCTGTCTGAATCAACAACTTTTCGTATCACCATTACATTTTTAAAATCTATTAATTCATTGTGCATTTTCGTGGCATTATCTATAGAAACATTCCAATTTAACGGATCAACTAATGCCTGGACATAAACTGGTTTATCTGTATCAAATGTTTTACAAACATTTATAATATGTTGAATTTTAGCATAATGCATATGAACAGATATTATACAACCTGAAAGAAATTGCTGAGCTTTTATCCACCACTTAACAGGTCTTGATGCATTTGTGACAAAATGTTGGGTTACTCCTCTATTATATAATTCTTCTAATAAAATATCAATATAAGGATAAAATATAGGTTCACCCCCATATAATCTTATATTATATGTTTTAGTATTATCATTTTCTATTAATTTATCTATGTACCATAAAATATCTTCATAATCTAATACGTTACTTCCTAAATGAGAATGAGGATCACAATAAGAACATCTATAATTACATTTATTAGTTAACTCAATCTCACATAAATAAATATTTTCATTCTTTGGTGATAACCTCATCTGAATAATCCACATAATACCCAACACTTGGGTCATTTTTAAATACTGATATTGCCACTCTTTCAGTTTCAATATTTTCTATTGAATGTTCTGTAGTAACATTAATTTTATGCCATTTTTTTTCTGGTATGCGAGTTCTATAAATTTCTTTGTCATTATCCCACCACACAGTTTCTACATTGATACCGCCTGATTGTAAAATATAATTATAACACATTACTCTATCCACATCAACATGTTTGGGTATACCATCTCTTAAAAGTTGATACCTAAAACTAGTACATTTTGGAAATAAAGATTTTAGAAAATCTATTAATTCATTTTCACAATCATAAAGTCCATATATTTCTTTATTTCCTGGCCAATCATTTTTTTTTAATTTTATTGATTCAATATCTAAAAAATATGGCGGATCTGGTAAATCTAAAAATTCAATCATTGTATATAATATAGTCCTTATATTTGTTAATACTTCTTTTTAAAATTTCATAGTGTTTTTGTTTATTAACCCAAAAATGAGTAAAGAGTATAAACCTGTCAGGATCATAATTACCACCATGAGTTGTATCTGTACTTTGTATAACACACCAATCAGTATCTAATGGTTGTTCAACTAAAACTTTTTCTCCATTATTTTTTTGAATATAAGGATTTTTAATATTGTTATCATATTGTATTGTCATTCGATAGCCACACGGTTGTAAACTTTTTTCATGTTTCCATAAATCTGCATTTTTATCTGGTGTTAAAAAATCAATATGCATTTCAGTAGCTTTTAAATAATTATTAATTCTAACATTAACTAAATGCTCAATTGGTAAATTTTTATCAATATATTTTGTTAAAGAACATTCTTCAATCCACGATGATTTACTATAATTTTTATTTGTTGTAGTAAATTTTTGATATTGAAATGCTTGAGCACCTGATCCATCATCAGGCGGAGAGTCACCAACAAAATTATCTATAAGATCTTTTTTATATTGATATTTTGGAATGTCGACTGGCATCCATAAAATATTATCAAAATTATTCATATTTCGCTGTGTGCTTTAATATTCAATGTTGATATTATTTCATCCGGAAAGTTTTTTAGCAAGTCAGGTAACTTTCTTTTTTGTAATTTTGTTTTCCCTCCATAATATAATTTGTCTGTAACATGGTAAATATCATGTGGGCGTTTATATGGTTGGAGATCTAATAAATATTTATGTAATTCATTAATGTCTGTTGTTCCTGTATAAATTAAAAGATGTAATTCATCTTTTCCCACACTTGAAACTTCTACAACACCTGGCAATTCTAGTGCTTTTGCTTCGATTAGTCCTGTATAAATTTTTACTCCGTTTTTTACAATAAAAAAATTATCAAACGCTCTACCATCATAATACCATCTATCACCATCTACTTTCATTTTATCGCCGCCGGTAAACCAATCTAATGTACCATATCTATGCCACAATAGTCCATCATCATCAATTTTTAATTCTCCGTAGTAATCATCTCTACCAAATCTAAAACAATAAAAATTTTCCAACGGATCGCCAGGTTTATATTCGGATCTAATAAACATATCAGCTTCAGAACTTCCCATAAGATTATATAATATTTTAAACTTAAATTTTTGATTAACATTATGTATTAATTCACTGGGAGTATGTCCGCCAGCAAATTCCCAATAATCTATAGAAAAACCAAAATTTTCCGGGCAAGCATCAACAACTCTTTTTATAGCATTAGGAAATGATGCTACAAAATTTGGTTTTACTCTTTCTATTTCTTCAGGAATGTCATCTTTACCATTTAAAAAATGAAGACGGCCACCCATATCATACATTCTTAATAAATTCCAAGGATTATATACATTGTCAAAATCTCCTGGCGATAAGCAAATTGGTCTTTTATCCTGTTTAAATTCTGGAGCTATTTTATAAAGCACATTGTTACTATGCCCTATAGTGGCACCTTTTAATGTTATACCATTACTATCAACAGCCTTTAAATGGTCTTCAGCATCCCAAAAATATGCATATGATTCAAATAATGGTTTTACTGTTGTACCACTTGACATGACTCTATATATTTCATATGGCATTAGTGTTGATTCTTTAGGTTCATATAACATTTCAATATTGCCAGAACGTATTATGCAACATGCTTTGCTATCTTCAATTAACGCATTAATTTCTAATTGTGATTGTTTACTTGATGCCTGGGCGGCAGAACCGCCGTTTTTTATACTAGCGAGAATCCATAACCAATCATCCATTACTTTTACTTCTTCTGATATTATAAAAATTATATGAGAGCCTATGCCGTGTCTTTTTAAAATTTTAATTTTAGCATCTAAATTGGCATCTAAATCTTTCCATTTAATTTCATCTGATGCACAACTTAAAAATATGTCGTCTACACTTAAAGGATTTATCTTTTGTTTTAACATTATAATTTCTTCCCCATCCCTTGTTCGTAAACTTCATTCATACGATGCTCTAGTATTTCCCGGCGTTTCAAAGCCTGTGGATTAAGATCTGACGCAGCAGGAATTTCCTCCTGAAAATGGTGATACTGATCTTCTCCTCTAACTAGCATAGCACCGTCAGCATCATGTAAAGTTTGTCGAACATCAGTTGCAATGTATTGAACCGTTAGCCCTATACGTCTGTCATCACTTTGGTTGGGTTTCGAAGCATGGAGTGTCCAACCATGATGAAATGAGGCTTCTCCTGGTTGAAGTTCGCATAAAATAACATCATCTTCGTCTACGTCTTCAACAGTTTGACCGTCAAGCAGAATGTTGGTAGGATCCTGAGTTCCTACATGCTTCAATTGACCTTCTTTGTGACTTCCTGGAATCATGTGCATGCACCCGCTTGAAGCAGTTGCTGGGGATAAGGCTAGGTATGCTGAAACTTGTTGGTCTGAACTAAATCCACCATAAGTCAAATCCTGATGCCAACTAAAATGATTAAGAGTATGTGGTTCTTTAATAATGTAGACTACATTGTAGATGAGGATATTCGGACCAAGAAGATCTTCTACCGTGTCCAACATTACAGGATGGGTCACCAATTCATAGGGAGAGCGTAAAATCGTGTGAACTTTAAACTTATAGTGCAACGGCCCAATTTGAGTTTCAGCGTCTTCCAGTGATTGACGATGGAGTAATGTTTCATCTGTATTCAAAATCCGTATTGGAGAGATAAATCCATTGCGTTCATAACTTATTTTCATTTTTACGCTTCTGCACAAGATTTTTTATAGTTTCATATACATACATTTTATATTCTTCATCTGTTCCCTCAAATAAATCACGGATAATTGCATCTTTATTTTCTTCTAATCTTTTTGCATAAGATGTAAGATAATTTGGTCTAAAATCTGACAATTTTAAATAAGCTGGAAATTTTGCTGTTGTGTTTAAATAATTACCTACCACCACACGCATGTGATCTCCATTATCTGGTATTATTTCTTCAATTCTTGCATTAGGAAATTTTGCCTTTATTTTTGATTTTGTTGCATGCACAGGATACATTATATATTGTCCATTCTCCATCATTTCCAATCCTCCTCGTTCAATAAATAATTTTTTAAATAATGGATAATATTCTTCTATATCATTATAGTAAGATTCAATTACATTAAACAATGGAGGTAACATTTTACCATTTACAATTCTATCAAAATGATTTGGTGAGATAATTCTACGTGATGTTGAATATTCATTGATTGATGTATCAAGTGGAACTATGCCATTTTCTTTGCAAGAATACCAATATACGTCACCATTGTCATTAGCAAGATGTCTGCCAAAATTATGTCCACCTGCACCTTGTTCAAATGCAATGAATAAAAATTTATCATGTTCAAATAAGTCTGCCATCATAATACATTCTATTATTATTATAGTGAGATTCAATTAAATAAACTAAATCATTTGTATTATACCAATCATCATAAATGCATGTATCACCTTTTACAAACAATTTATTATCTTTAATTTTCCAATCACAATAATACGTATCACCTAATATTGTTTCTTTTCTTTTAACTTCTTGTATTTGATCCAAATTATAAAATATCTTATTAATTGTCA